TTGTACTTGGATTTCAATGTATCTCTGAAAGTCATTTCTTATACCTTTGATTCCATTTCGGAGCGGTATTTGCAGATGGAATTAGGAGCGAAAAAAGCATCACTTGCAAGCACCATCACATCACCGATTGAAAAGCAAATGACAACGGTTGTTAGCGAATCTGTATCAAGGATGGAAGATGCGATTCAACAGGCAACACAGTTAATCAGCGGTGGTTTAGGTGGCTATGTGGTCATCAACACTAACGCAGCCGGAGAGCCTAATGAGATTCTGATTATGGACTCCCCATCAATAGAGTCGGCAGTCAATGTAATCAGAATGAATATGAACGGCATTGGATTCTCAAACACTGGATACAGTGGGGACTACACTAATGCCTTTTTAATCACAGGCGAACTGAATGCTTCAACCATTCGCTTCGGAGAATTGGACGGCAATCTGCTCCGAGCAGCTTCGGTTCTCACTTCCGCACTGGAAGTGAGTGCTTATGATGCCGTCACTGGTTCTATTGAAAACATCACCTATGACGGAAGCGGAATGCACATAGCGAGAAAAGACCCAACTACTGGAACTATCGTTAGTGACTACCAGTCGCTCTTTACCGAGTTAGGTATGAGAGTCATGGATCGAAACGGAAATGTCACGCTGTCGGCAGAACAGGACACCGTAGATGCGGTTAACTTAACCAGTCATCAGTATTTCAGAATAGCGGATGACAGCAACATCAATTCACGTTTCCAAGGGTTTCACAATTCTATTCACAATACTTTTCAGTTTGGCATTTTTTGGGAGAAATAACGTATGACACTGGGTACATCATGGACAAATATTGCATCACGTTCAGTCAATATCAGTGGCACTACGGTTGAGTTCTATGTTGATGCCAAGCTGAACAGGCAAGATGTTGCAAATAACAAATCGTATGTTGATTTAAGACTGAATTACTACTTCCAGTATTGGTTATCGTCCTATGATACTGACTTCTATCTGACAGGTTACGGTTGGTTAGGATATGCGTATCGTTCATGGGATACTGGTGCATCCGGAACGATGATGACTTCCCAAATCACAGTCAACCACAACGCTGACGGAACTGGTTCATTCAGTGCAAGCGGTGGTTATGAGTTTAAAGGCTTGGGAGTATCGGCAACTACATTTGATTCCTCGTCTGTGGCTCTTCCTACCATACCGAGAGCATCAGTGCCTACGGCTTCGCCAAATCCGGCAACTGTAGGAGCGAACGGAGTCACGGTCACAATCAACACGAACAGAAAAGCATCATCATTCGTACACACAGTCTCTTTGGCTTGTGGTTCATGGACATGGTCATCATCCGCAAAAGCAGTCGGTGCATCAGTGGCAGTGACGATTCCTTATTCCGTCATTGCCCAGTTCAGTGCAACGAGCAAAACCGCAACTTGTACCATCACCTGTGTGACATTCAGCGGTAATACCAATATCGGCACAAAGACGAACACATTCACGCTTCAAGTGGATGCGAATACAGACCATGCCAACATCGGAACGCTAGCGGTAGAGGACACGAACAGCCGTACATCATCAATCGTTGGAGCAGAAACCTTCATATACGGCATTTCGACCCTCACAGCAACGATTCCGCTGACAGTAAGTGGTTCATACACGCAGTTAGCGAGTGCTGTTGTAACGTGCGGAACACGCTCACAGACCTACACGTTAAGCGGAACGAGTCAGACACTCACGTTTACTTTTGACAAAGTGAATGCTCCGAGTTTAAGCGTGACCGTAAAGGACAAGCGTGGGAACAGTGTAAGCAAGACTAAAACCTACACACTGATGGCATATCAGCCGGAGACAGTCACAGGCACTGTCGGCAGAGTGACGGCAACAGGTTCAACAGCAGTCGGACAGGTGAGCGGTATAGCGTATGGTGGCAATTATGGACAGGCTTCCAACAGTCTGACAGTAACCTACAAGTACAAAGAGCATGACAGTTCTACATGGACGGACTCAACCTATTCCGCAACGCTCACACTCAATGAAGGACAGCAGACATACACACACGCTATCACGCTGTTAGAAGCGTTTGATTATCAGCGGCAGTACGATATCCAGTTTGTAGTAAATGACCTCTTCAACACTGCCACATACACGGCACAGTTGATGCAAGGACTTCCTATTCTGTCATGGGATGAAACCGAGGTTGATGTGTGGGGAGATTTGCATATCCATAACCGAGATAATCCGTATGTGTATCAAGATGTGATGCAGGGCTTTGATGCGGTACTTGCACACAACGGTCAGAAGAATCTGCTTGCAAACACAGGCACAACGGTGACTAGAAACGGTATCACATACACAAACAACGGTGATGGAACGTGGACAGTTAACGGAACTGCTACGGCAGACTCATACGGAGTGATTGCAGATGGATATGAGCGATTATCGTTTGACTATCCAGTGACACTCAGCGGATGCCCTGAAGGTGGTAGCGGAGATACTTACTGGTTACAGTTCTATCTTTACGATGGCGCGAACACGGCAAGAGACTACGGAGATGGAGTAACGGTAACACCGAGTGGTACTGGTTCACGGAATGTGGCAATCTACATCCATGTCGGAACAACAGTCAACAATCTTGTGTTTAAGCCGATGATTCGTGACGCACGGATTGCATCAGATGAATATGTCAGAGGTGGGCAGATTCTTACCATCAACCGATACACAAGCGGAAGCATCTCTGTTCCGGCAAATAACACAGCAAATACAGTGGTGAACTTCTCGCTTCCGAAAGGTTACAAAGTGCTTGCCATATTACGAACGTGGACAAACGGAAACATTCTGACAAACTACAGCACAACAGAATCGCATTCATCTACCACATCGGCAAGGGTATACCTGCGCAATCCTACATCATCGGCAATTAGCGTAACTGTCACGGTAGAAGTCCTCTGCATGAGAGAAGACTTCTTCATATAAGGAGATAGAAATATGAGATACATCTTACAGGAAATCGGAACGAAGGAAGACGGAAGCATTGTGCTTTCAGACCCCAAGACATTTGATGACAAGAACAAAGCTGAATCGGAGTTCCACAAAATTCTGCAGTACGCAGCAGTGAGCACCATGCCGAAGAAAGGTTGTATGCTTTTCACTTCTGATGGTGAAGTAGTACGGAGCGAATTCTATGACCATCCAGTGACGGAGAAAGGAGAAAGCAATGCCTAGTTACAATGAATTCAAAGCACGTTATTTGGGGCGGTACGTTGATGTTGACGGCTTCCCTGCCCATCAGCCGTATCAGTGTTGGGATGCCGCTATGGTGTATTTTGAGTACATCGGCGGTCACAAGATTTCATGCACATCAAGCGGTTATGTGAAGGACATCGCCAACAACAGGCAGACAAACGGTATCTTGGACTTCTGTACCGACATCGGACTGAATGCTGAACTGCAAGCCGGAGATATCTGCGTGTGGGGAGAGTGTCCTGAATGCCCTTATTCCCACATTGCGATCTATGATTCCGACAATGGACAGAACGCAGTGTACTTCCTTGGACAGAATCAGCCTGTTCCGTATGTAACTATCAGTCGCATCGGAGTCAGTGGAATTATCGGTGTGTTCCGTCCGAAGATTTTTGAAGGAAAGAAACCATCCCACGGAGCAGACCAAGTCCTGTCAGTCGGTTCTAAAGTACGCTCTAACGGCTTCTATGTTGAAAGACTGGATTACGTTAAGGACTGGCTCTATAACTCTTCAGTCGGTGGCTGGATTCCGTGTGCCGATGTTGATGAAGTGGATGCAAGGGATGGTGCGAAAGACCAGTATCTGCACATCGGTAGTGGAGTTGCTTTCAACAAAGGCACAATGACCGTCACAGGCATGAGGAATGTCGGTGGGCAGTGGCTCATCAAGTGCGACAAACTTGGCTATGAAGTAAAGCCGGACTGCTTATACGAACTGGAGGATTAGACTATGAGAATTTCCGATGCTACATACGATACCTTGAAATGGACTGCGATCTATTTCATACCGAGCTTATCGGCTTTCGTAGGTGTCTGCGGATGTGCTCTGAACTGGGAAGGAACGGCAATCGCAACAACAATCATTTCCGCATTCGGTGTCTTCCTTGCCGGATGTATCAGAATGAGTATTGCCGAGTACGAAAAAGAGAAAAAAGAAAAGTATGAGGGCAATACCAATGCAGACTGATATCACGTTCTCATTCAGCCAATTAGTTTGGCTTGTAGGTGGACTAACCGCCATCGGTGCATTTATCAAGTGGGCATTATCACCTGTCCACAAACTGGATGACCACGAAAAAAGGATTGGTGCTCTTGAGACTGCCACGGAACAAAGGAAAGAGACTGATCTATTCATGATGGAGAGCATGAATGCAATCGTGAACCACATGATAGACGGTAACAGCACGGCTGAGTTGAAACGAGTCCGTGACAAGTATCAGAGCGAAATCATACGGCATCACCAGTGATTTCAATTCCCCTATTCACTGCGATGCAACAGACCTCACTTCGGTGGGGTCTTTTTTT